AGAATGGTGTTTTAGCTGATTCTTCTTCTTGGCCGTGTTTTACTTTAACACTACCACTCATTAAAGATTGTCTAAACTTGTAAGCTCTATTTACTAAGCTTTCGTCTTTGACTAATCCTTCTGATGTAATCTCCCAACCATACCATGAACCTAATTGGTTTTTCTCCAAAACAGTTTTCATTCTGTATTGTTGAGTAAATGGTGCAGGTCTGAAGAAACCTTTGCCATCTTTTTTAGGCACTTGCATCATATTCATCATAGAATTCCACTTCTTAGATTTTTTTCTTTGAGTAGATTTCATTGTGATTAATGCTTCGCTGGCCATACTTTCTTCGACTACTACTACAAAGTGAGATGCTGTCTCCTCTATGTAGTTTCCAGATTCCAATCTATCTTTACCGTCATCACCTCTATTTGTTTTAGACATGATATCACTATCAGCTGGATAGATATTTCTAGGTGCATTACTACCTTCTTGTCCTCTGTCCGCCCATTCAATGTATTCAAACTTGTAATAAGCAGGTATCACCAAGATACCTTTGTTACCGTCATACAGTTTATCTGTAACAGTATTATAGATCATTCCTGGTTTTGCAGCATCGATATACTTAGAATCACCTGCTGTCACCTGTGGTGATAGCTGTCCTAAGATTTTAAGAAACGGTAACTGCAGTGATTTGCTATCAATGTTTTCAAAACCTTGATCTGCAAATTTTTCGATGTCGATTGTTGCTACTTCGTTTTTCTTTTTTGTAGCTACGTCTTTGCCGTTAGACATGTTTACTCCTTCGTTTTTAGTTTAGCTTTATTTGCAATATAGATACCAAATAAATCAAACGGGAGTTCCTTTCCTTTTTCAACTTGTTCTTTAGCAAAAGCTTTTAAAGTCATAGGTTCAACTTTTTGCTTCTGCAAATATTTAAACCCATGTTGTTCGCATACTCTTACTAATTCTGCAACTTGATTGTCTTGTCCTCTGTTAAAAGTTGTAGTGACTGTATTCTTAATTAAATCTCCAAAACCTTTATCTCGAAGCCAACTAAAAGCTTCATCGGTACGACTTTCAGGTATTCTTGCCCCATAAAAAGGTTTAACTTCAACTTGCGTACCATCAGCAAGTTTAATTGCGTTTACACCAGCCTCTTGCATAAGCTCTGGTATTTTACGTTCCTGATAATCTTTGTACTTAGCTTTTTTTACGGAAAGTGCTTCCTCAGCTTGGTCTATTTCATTTTCAAGTTTTTTCATTTCGTTACAAGCATCAGAGATTGACTTCGTGCTTGCAGTATCAACTTCTAAATTTGAAAACTTTTCGATATCCATATCTGATTCG